GAAGAAGTCGAAGAAGTCGAAGAAGTCGAAGAAGAACAAAAAGAAGAAGTCGAAGAAGAACAAAAAGAAGAAGTCGAAGAAGAACAAAAAGAAGAAGTCGAAGAAAATTAAATATTTTAATTTAATTTTTTTAAAAAAACATTATTATGTTATGGACTTATTTTTATCTTATTATTTTTATTCTACTACATCTTTTTGGTTTTACATGATGTTCCATTGATGTTACTTGATATTGTTTTCCATTACTAAAATATACATAATAACCTTTCTTTAATGGATTATCTATCTCATATAAACTACTATAACTCATTGTTCCAACATCATCTATGATTTGATATCTTATATATAATTTATCTCGAACTTCATCTTTCATTTTAAGTTCATATAATTTAAGTGCATCCGGTATATATCCATTAATTCGACATACATAACCAACATGCATTTTTGATATTTTTTTTAATTTTGGAAATAATACTCTATTATATGAATAGTTTGATTTAATATATACAACATCTTCTGGTTTTAATTCTGTTCCTGTAAATAAATCATTATCAACATATAAATCCTCTCTTGGTGTTTCATCTTCTGTTATTATTGGACCATTCTCTAATACTTTTCTTTTAAATGTCATATAATTCTCTTTCTTTTTTGTTAATATACTTACCATAATAATTACAATAACTAATACCGTGATACTGGTTAAAAGCATAATTGATTGATTACTTTTCATTTTTGTTTTATATATATTATTTAGATTTTTCAAAAGTCATAATTAGAAATAAATAGAACTATAATATTAATTCTATTTATTCTTTAATTTCTTTATTTTTCTTAATATTAATTTTTTTCTTTGGTAATATTTTATCTACATCTTTTTTCTTCTTTTTGATAATAATTTTCTTTTTTGGTTTATCTTCTTCTATAATTGGAATCTCTTTTTTATCTTTCTTTGGTGTTTTTTTCTTTTTCGGTTTTTCCTTTTTCTCTATAATTGGTGGTGCTTGTTTCGGTAAATTATTTTGAATAGTAAATATTTTCTTAATGAGTGTATCATCTTCTGTTATTTTTTCTTTCTTATTCTTTTTATTATGAAGAGCAAGTTGATTAATTAATTCAAAATCCATATTTGAAAAACATGATAATCCAGAAGACATTTTGAGATTTGAAATTTTATTATTATTATTTTTATTTTTATTTGCCCTTGATACACAAGATGGAAAAAACATTCTTCCTTTCATTTTACCCATTGATTTTACTACATTTGTATATTCTAAATTCGCATAATATGGTTGTAATGAAAAATCTGTTGGATTTGTATTATAAATTATATCTGAACTTGACATTCCATCTAAACTTTGAATTATATCATCTAAATCTTTACTCTTTCCATTTAGATAATATTCAAATGAAGAATTTGGAATAATAAATGTATCATTAAAATACATACTTTCACATTCATCAATCGATTTTTTATGCATATCTGTCGCAAATGCAGTATTTAATAAATCATAACTATTTTTAAAAGTATTTGAATCTACTGTATTTTGATTTATTAATAATTTATTTTTACTTGTAAATTTAATACTCTTTTTACCTTTTTCTGATAATACTAATACTCCTATATTTGTAATAATACGTCGAAGGTCATATTCATTATTTTGATATAATTTTTTAAGAAATGTTTTTGTTGTTTTAGCAGTATTATCAATCTCTTCTTTTTCAATAATATAATCAATTCTTTTTTGAATATCATTATCTGTTAATTTTTTAAAATTAAATGTTTTTAAATCTTTAATCTTTTTGAATAAAGAAGTTTTATTCTCATTTGATATTAAAATTATTAAATTATGTGTATCTGTATTAATAATATCAAATAGTTTTTTAAGTTTTGTTTCATAACTACTATTTGAATTACTGTTAGTAAATTTAATATTATCTATTAGAATTATTCTTGGAAATAATGATTTTTTAAAAATTGATGATATTTTTATATTTTCATTATTTGTATTACTAATATTTTCAATTGGTATTTCGATAATTTTTGATTTTTTTGTTTTTGATAATATATTTGCAAATGATGTTTTCCCAGTTCCAGATTCGCCAACTAACAAATATTTCCCTTTATATTTATTTTTAGTGATATCATCTAATAGTTTTTTATATATTTTTTCATTCCCAACAATTTCATTAAAATTAGATGGTTTATATTTTTCTAATAAATCCATATATAAAATCAAACTTTAATTAAAATTAGAATTTCAATTTTAATATAATAAATTATTCTGTGATTTCAGGAATAACAGGTTCTAATCTTGCATTTAAAAATGGTTTTTTCATAGATTGAAAATCTTTTCGTGTTCCAATTATTCCAACATAATCTTTATTTAAATCTGACATATCTGCAAAATCACTATAGTTATATGTTAAATTGACATAATCTTCTTTTCTATATATAACTGTAATAATAAAAACAATTACAATTACAACTAACATTATTTTTGTATCCATTAAATAAGATAATATATCATTGATTTTATCCATTATTTTCATTGTGTAAATAAATAAATTATATAATATATAAATAAAAATATTTTTATAAAATTGATTTTAAAAATAAAGAATATATATATAATATACAGAAATAATGTCAATTAACAAATTATTAGTAGAAAATTTTCAATTACTTGCATTATATGAGAAAAATAGTGATAAATTTACTAAATTAGTAAAAATCTTTGGTAGTCTTAAAATGAATGATAAATTATTAATGAAATTTATGCAAGATTTTGATGCAAACAAAGATGATATTTCTGGTATGATTTATTTTAAATCAACTTCTTTTTGTGAAATCTTTGCTGAGATGACAGAAGAAGAAAGAAAATTAATTACTTCAAATTTAGAAAGAATTTATACTTTATGCCAAGAAAAATTAATGAAATCACATTCTACACAAGAAACACACGTATGTGATTCAAATTGTTCTCATAATTCACAAATGGATGAGTTATTAAAAAATAAGAAATTAAAAAAGATGTTAAAGAAAAAAGGAGCTAAACAAGGATTAGAAGATTATATGAAGAATACAATGGGTGCATCTGGAAATAATCTTGAAGATATGCTTAAATCATTAACTGGTAATAATGATATGCTAAGTGGTGTTGCAAAAAAATTAATTGATAATCCAACAGTTAAAGAATTAGGAGATATTTTTCAAAATAAAGAAACAATGAATAAAATTTTCAACTTTGTAGAACATATTATTGAACAAAATAAAGAATTAAAATTAGAAGTTGAACGTATTATGAAATTAGACTTAGTTAATCTTGAAAAAGTATCTGAATTAGCAACTAAATTTATGACAAAATTCGATGATTTAAAAGACGGTAAAGATATTATGGGTAAATTAGATAAAATCAAAGTTGAAATTATTGAGAATAATGATGTTAAATTAATGATTAATAAAGTAGAAACATCTATTGAAAGTGGTTTAATTGACCCTTCAAAATTAAAAACAATGGTATTAAAAGTTTTTACTGACGCAGCAGAAGACTTTAAAAAATTAAATATCTTTGATTTAGATAAATTAAAAACATTCGGACCATTATTAAATGGGTTTGGATTAAATTTCGGTTCATTACTTGGATTAGGTGCAGGTGGAGGAGCCAAACCAAAAACATCAGCAGAAAGACAAGAAAGAAGAATGAAAGATTTTAGAAGAAAACGACGAGCAGAATTAAAGAAAAATAAAAAGAATAAAAGAAAGTAAATTAATTAACTTTTAATCTAAATATTATTTTAGATTAAAATATTTATTTTTTAAGATTTTAGACTAAAATTTGTAATATAGAATTTATCCCTTTATTTTTTGAATGGATTTTTAATAAAAAAAAAAATTATTTAAAATTTATTTTCTATAAAATATTATAACAAATAATTCATAATAATGGCACAAAAAAATAAAATCGCAGGAGTTTTTAATAAGTTATTAACTGAATTCACTGAGCAAGTTATTAATGCTTTCCCAAGTTTAAAAGGTGATAAAGAAATCTTAAAATTAAAATCAACTTTAAGAGTAACTGTCCAAAATGTGCCATTAGTTCCGATTAGATTATTTCATCAACAAATAATTATTCCATATGAAACTAAAATTGTAAATAAAGATGAACAATTCTTTTTAAGTTTTGATTTATCTGGAACTCCAATTGAGGGATTAAATTATTTAAAAGATATTTATTCACATGCTACAAACGAGAATAAAAAAGTTATCTGGGGTTATATAACTAAATTAAGATTACTATCTAAAAAATTTTCTGAATAAATAAAATAAATTAACTTACAAAAATAATTATATCAAATATTAATATATTGATATAATTTAATGACTAACTCAATTGTTCATATTATTGGTGCCGGTATTTCTGGATTAACTATTGCACATTTATTATCAACAAGATATAAAAATATAAAAGTTCATATTTATGAGAAAAAAAATTATATTGGTGGAAAAGTAGGTATGACAAGAGAAAATGGATATTTACAAGAACATTCTCCTCGTATATTTTCTGATAATTATATTAACTTTTTTAATCTTATGAAAGAAATTCCAACAAAAGATAATAAAAAAGTTTATGATAAAGTAACGAGTAAATTAAATAATTATTTAATTAATAAAGATTGTAGTTATACATCAGTTAGTTTATTATCATTAATAACTTCTATGAGTTTTTGTGATATTTTAACTATTTCTTATTATATTATTAGAGGTTTATTATCAAGTGAAGATAGATTAAGAAATGAATATGATAGAATTAAAGTTATAGACGTAATTGATTCAGAAAAATCAAAAAAAATTCTTGAAAAATTATCTTATATTGTTGGAGAAAAATTAGAAATACTTCCAATGTATAAATTATATAAAATTGTTGAATATGAAATTAAAAAATTAACTTTAGATTATCCAATCTTTAGAAAACGTGGCCCTATGCATTTTACTGATTCACTTGATACTGTTATATTTGATAATTGGAAAACATTTTTAGAAAAAAATAATGTTGAATTTCATTTAAATACTAGTTATATTAACTCTACAATAGTTGATAATAATATTATTGATTTTTCAATTAATACTAAAAATGGAGAAAAAATAGATATTGATATACATGAAAATGATTTTATTGTTCTTGCTTTAAATATTGAAGCACTTGATGAAATTAATAAAAAAATACATTTCACAAATGTAAAAGACCTTTTGGATTTAAGACTTAAAACTTCAAATCATCAATATGCAACACAAGTATATTTTAAAGATAAAATTACTTTTAAAAAATTAGGAACTGTTATGGTTGATAATTTTATAATTCAACCACTTGGTGATTTTTATAATGATATTGAAAAATCATTACAAAGTTCTAAAATTAAAAGTTTTTGGAGTATCGGTTTAGCAAATCCTAAATTATATAATGAATATCTTGGTAAAACATATGAAAGTATGACATATACAGAATTTCAAAGTGTAATTAGACATTTAATTAAATCAAACAGATGTCTTCAAAAATATATTGTTGAAGATTTATCAGAAATCGATATTATTGATATTAAAATTTGGAAAGATGAAGATTTATATTTTTGGAATAGTAATGATACAGTTAAAAAAAGACCAGGTGTATTAACAAAATATAATAACTTATTATTAAGTGGAGCAGTTATTGATAATAATTTTTATTCTTATTTTGTAGAAGGTGCATCTACTGTTGGGTTTATGACAACAAATGAAATTTTAAATAAATTAAATTATTCTACTTTAGGTTTCTATAAACATTATGGACCATTATTATTAACACCATTTAGATTATTTGATAATATTATATATAAAATTCGATTACCAAATATTATCGATGTTATTATTTATTTATTTCAATTATTTATCATTAGACAACTAATAAAGTTCATATTAAAAATATTTAATTGGGATTAATTTTTATAATTAAAAATGATTATTAATATTAATATAAGAAATAATTTATGAATAAAAAATTTAAACCAAATAAAAATCCAAATTGGAGAACAAAAGAACCTAAACAACCACATAATAAACAATACATTATTAATGATAATAATAAAAAAAAGACGGATAATGTATTTTTATTAACACGAGATAATTTTTATCATATTATTGAAAGAAAATATCTGTATAAAACAACTTTATTCAAAACAATGTTTGAAAAAGATAGATATATTGGAAATTTAAAAAGACCTATTTTTTTACAAAAAGTTAAAAATCATCATTTCAAACTTATTTTAGAATATTTAAAATATCATTTTTATAATCAAGATGATGGATTTGAAAGTCCTGATGAAGATGGTATTATTATTCAAAGTATTTATTCTTATTATGAAAATAGTTGGGATAGAAATTTTATTAAAAAAATAGTTAATCTTTATAAAAATAATATTGAAGAAATTAATAACTTATTAGAAACAATTAAATATATTGGAATGGAAAATATGTATAATAAAATTAAATATTGTAAAAGATATTTAATAAGTTTAAAAAATTATAAATTAGATGATATTTAAAATTAATTTTATTATATTATATTATAATATATAATTAATCAAAAATGATTATGGACTTAGTAAAAGGAGCAACTATTTTAATCGCATTTGTAGTTATTTATCAAGTTTTAATTGGAGGAAAAAGAGAAAATATGGCAACTGCTTGGTTCCCATATAGTTATCTTAATAATATTAGTAAAGGAATTAAAGATAATCAAATGGTAGAATCATTTAACTCATTATCATCTATTTCTTCTGATGAAGATTCTAATATTATTCAAGAACAAGGATTTAATCCAAATAAAAATATTATTAGTGAATACTCTATCAATGAAATTATGCCAAATGATTCAGATAAAAATAAATTACAAGATATTCAACTTGGTGATTTAGAGACAAGTGAATTTGGTACTTTTGAACCAGAAATGAACTATGCTGATTTATTAGAAGTTAATCCAAATAATGCAGGTAGTGGTGATTTATCCGATTTAAAAGATTCTTATAAAAATTTTAATGGAAATTTATATTTTAATACATTAGAGATGTTAAATAAACGTGGTGGAAATGCTGTAGTTGCAAAATCTGAATAATTTATTTAACAAAAATACATTATATGTAGATAAGTTTATCAACATATAAAATAGATTATATTAATTATCCAAAATTAAAATTGATTTTTATCTAGGTTATAATCAAAATATTAATTTATTGAACTAATCGTTGAATAAAATTAGTTGAATAAAATGTCTCTCAATTTTTTACCAGTCGAATTAGAAAACATCATTGATAACTATAGTTATCAAGTTCAACACAGAATTAACTTTGCAAAATACGCAGATGAATTGAAGCAGAGAACTTCAATTAGACAGGAAGATGTTCATTATGCTTATGAGTTGAATCATTCGAGGAACGTTTGGGAGTTATTGTGTCATCATTCTTTTGATGATGCTCAACGTTTATATCTTTTAGAAGAGCGTATCAAAATTGATGAACCGATGATTAATATTTCATTTAACTATTCCTTAGTAGAGGAATTTGAATATTTTTAAAAAATAAATCTGTATAACGGACTTATTTTAGTAATAATTAAAAAAAAAATTAAAAATGATTAATAATTAATTTATTAAATTAGTATATAATATATTCAATACATAAATATGAGTTTTAATAATAAATTTGTCGCACACACCGATTTTGAAAAAAAAGAATTAGGTTATATTGATTTATATAATTTTGTCAAAAATTTATTAATCGCAAAAAGAAATGGAGTAGAATATAAAAATGATTTATTACAAGATTTTAATGTAGAAAAATTTAGATTAATGTCTGTAGATGATTTAACAAAAGTTTTTGTTGAACTTAAAACTTCATATGCAGAACGAAATAATGAATTAACTTCATTATTAGAAAAATTAAAATACATTCAAATCATTAATGATAATGAATTAGAAGAAGCTGAAGCAGAATTAGCAAAAATCAAAAAGATACGATACAATCCAACTTTTCAAACTGGTATTGAAATCATTTCTAGACGATTCTTACTTGGAACTGCTACAGATGAGGATAGACGCAAATACGCTTTTGATACTGAATTAAAACGCCGAGAAGATTATTTACAAAATATTAAAATCGGTTGGTTCCAAGCAACCAAAGATTTAAATAATAAAAATGTAGAAAAGGTAGTCAATTCTCATAAAACACAATTTCAAAAGAACTTTACTCGACAAGTAAGTTTAAAATCTGATGATAAAAAATATTTAGAACAAATTTTAACAATTGTTGCCGATGAAGAAATCAATAATCTTATCAAAGAATTAAAATTAGAAAACATTAGAAATATGAAAGATTCTAAAATTAATCTTCGAATGAAGATGGTTGAAGCAATCGCAAAGTTCGCAGAAATTCCAAAAGCACAAGCTAATCTTATCATTCAAGACCCCAGTTATAAAGTTAAATTATTAGGAACTATCAATATGGAAGATGTCCGAAATAAAATTAATACTATTAGTATGGAACTTAATGAACACGAAATCATTGACCAATTCTTACGCACTGAACGAAAAAGAATTGCAGCAGAACATTTACTCAAATTCAAAGAAGGTGATGATTTATATACTAGAGAAATCACTTATGGTGATATGGATAATATGGAAAAGGTTATTCTTAAACGACATTTCAATGTTAGTGAAGAAGATTACGAATTATGGGAAACTACTGGAGAACAAAAATTTGTAATGCCATCTGTTCAAGAAATTAATAAAATTAAATTAGATTATATTATTAATGATATGAAATTTCTTAACTTATCCAAAAACAAATTACAAAAACAAATGAAAGAAGATGAACTTAAAAATGAAGCAATGGATATGTTAATTAATAATTATAAAACATTGGCTGAAAAAAATATTCTTACCAAAAAAGAATTCGATGTCATTCAAAAAATGATTGTCGAAGAATTTGGAAAAGAAAAATTAAAGAATATTAATCAACTTAAATCAAATATTAAAATTCATGTAGCCAGAATATTATTAGAGAAATATCTTGATAAAATGGAAAATCCATTAGATAAAATATCAGTTGTTTTAGAAAAAATATTCGGTTCAGATGAAAATGAAATTATTGTATTTGAAGAATTATTTAATAATATTATCAATTATAATAATAATGAACCATTTATACATTTACAAGATATTTTTAATAATACATTATCATTTATTTCAGAAATTCAAAAATTAGATGTTAATGATGAACCAACTGAATTAATTTCAAAGATTAGAAATATTATTGTTAGTGGCGAAGAAAATGATTTTGTAGATACAAAACAATGGAAAAGATATTATGTTGGAACTGATGGAGAACTTAAAGTTGAAAATATGAATTTCGCTAGTGGAGGAAGATTAAAACATTATCGTAAAGCAAAAACAACTACTGTTTATATTAATACTTTTAATCTATTAATGTTAATCCCATATTTACCACGAAATGGTAAAGTAATGAAAATGATTCGGGATGAATTATCAAAACCAATGAAAGTTGAAGATGGAGTAGTTGAACCAATTATATTAGAAGAAACACCATCAAAATTTCCTTTAAATTGGGTTCCACAAAATAAACAAAGTGATTTATTCAAAAAATTAATGAATATTGAATTTAAAGAGATGGAACCATTATACGAAGATTTTGTTTTAGCAACAAAAGAAATGTTAATCGATTTAACATCTGTTGGAAAATTATTAAATGAAACAGAACTCAAAAAAATCAAAGTTGAGTTTAATTCATTATACAACATATTCTTAAATATGTATAAAATGGAAATTATTCCATATGACTTAAATAAATTAAAATCAAAGAAAGGGTATGAAGATTTAAAACGAGAATACTTTTTAAGTATTGCAACTTCTTTATTTACTAATTCTCTTGGAAAACTATTAAATGTATCATCATCTAAAAAAGTAAAAACACTATTAAATGGTGTATTATCATTAACTGGATTATTCTTAAATCAAAAATCAGACTTTTTAAAAGTAGTCACTGCTTTACCAAAAAAGAAAGTAGAACCACAATATGAAGAATTATTAAAGAAAAAAGAAGAAACCAAAAATGATGATTTATTAAATGATTTCTTTGATGAAGAAGAAGAAGAACCAATTAATTTTAAATTAGAAGAATTTGAAAAAGCAAAAACATCAGATGAATTATTAGAAAATTATATGGGTATTGAAACATCCAATAAAGATGATACCGATTTTTAAAAAAATATTATATATTACGGACTTATTTCATCTTAACACAATTTAAAAATTAAAATAAATATAAATTATATATTTATTTATTTATGGATAATCCTAATCCAAATAACCCAATTGATTTTCAATTGGCATTTAATAAACAAATTCAAGCTATTAAATCTGCCGCAGAATCTCAATCTTTATCTGTTGAAAAATTAAAGAAAAAATATATTGATGATAAAAAATCAGGATTTTATAATTATTTCGCAAATATTCCTTCTGAAAATATGTTCATATATTACTTATTGTTTATGATTATTTTCTTTTTTGTTAGTCAAATGAATTTTACTTTTAGCAAAGTTATATCTGTATTAATTTGTTGTGGTATTATTTTCTTTTTAAATGAAAAACGACGGTCAACTTCTATTTCTCGTATGCAAGAACTTGAATTAAAACTTGATGCACTTTTCCCAAAACCAAAATTTTTCTATTTAGATGCAGGTATTATTGAATTAGTTCATTCTATTAGAGAATATTCTAGTTATAATGTTATTACATATAATCGATTAATAAAAGTTCTTGATAATTTCTTAGAATTAACACTTGATATAGAAAGAAATATTAAAAATGGTTATACATTATATGATAATCTTGTTGATTTAAAAAAAGAAGCATTAAATACATTACAATCAATGATTTTTAGTGTCCCAAGTGATATTAAAGCTGAAAATAAATTAGATGATGCAACAGAATCATTACATTTTATATTAAACTTTCATCTTGAAAAAATAAGAAACCAAATTAATAAAGATTATAAAGAAACTGGACCACAAAATAATAATAAATATATTGATGAAACTGGCCCTAGTCCTACTGATGACAACACAGATTATCATTATAGTCTGTATTAGTTGTTATTTACTTTAATTTTTCAATTAAATCAATATGTGATAATAACATTCGACGACAACAATACCGTTTTAATTTTAATTTTTTAAAAATTTGTTCTGTATTTTCAGTATTTTCTTCTTTTAATTTTAAATATTTTTTATATTTATCTGCTATTACTTTTGAACAAGAAAAACAACGCACTGGAATTAACATCTTTTATATTAGTTAATAAATATTTCTAAATCATTTTTAAAAATATTTTATTTTAAAAGAAATTATATATATTATTATTATATAATAACTATTTATGGACCAATCAAAACCTGTAGGAAGTCGAATCGGAAGAACTATGGATGAATTATGGAATGAACGTTCATTCAAAGTAGACCTTGAAAGAAAACATAGTTATCAAACAATGTTCCAAGAGAAAAAAAGTGATAATAATACTTTTAGAAAAGAAGCAATCAAAAATATTCATGGTAAAACTTTACTTAATCAACTTTATTTTTCTGATAAAAATATCGAAAATGTAGATAAAAAATTAAGATATACTATTTATAATATGTCAAAAGGACAATTCTCATTAGGACCACAAGATAAAAATGAAATCGGTATCGCAATGCGTTCTGTATATTTACGTTATTGCAAAAATTTACCAGACCATATTACTGAACAAATTAGAGAATTAAATGAACTTACCGTATCATTATTAGCACCAAAAGTTTTATCAAATACAAAACAATATATTAAATATTTAGAAGATATTAATGAAAGTCATATGAGAGTTATTGATAGACCCGTTAATGTATCTAGTGCAGGAACAAAAACTTTAGAAATGTCTTCTGTATTAGGTTTTGGAAATGAAATGAATTAAATAATTAAAAATATTTTTATATCACTTTATTATATAAAAATATAAATGCAAAAACAAATTGAGAATGCATCAAATGATGTTATGGATGAATTAAATAATCGATTTAAAATTATTGAATTAAATGATTTAGATAATATTATTACTCGTATTGAAAAAATGAAAGTTACTAATAACCGTGATGATGATATTATTAACTTAGTTAATTCAATGAATAGTTTACAAGTAGTTCCACATAATCATAAATTAGATGTTATCTTAGCTGGAACAAAAAAACAAAGAAATAAAGTATTTGCAAGAAAATATAAAAGTGTAAATGGAAAAAAATCTACATTAACAAAAAATCAAGTTGATGATATTTTTAATCTAATGAATACATTAAAAGAGGAAGATGATGGTGATGATTGGGATGATGTTATGGATGAAATTGACCAACTTGGTGGTGGAAAGAAATCAAAGAAAGTCAAAAAGATGAAAGAAATGAAAGGATGTGCTTGGACAAAGAAAGTCAAAAAGATGAAAGGTGGTGCTAAAAAAATGAGTGATAAAGAATATACCAAAAAACTAAGAGCAAAAATTGCAAAAAAGAAAGTAGCTGGTAAGAAAAAATCAAAACCAAAGAAAAAAGTATCAAAGAAATAAAATTAATTTTTCGATTTTTGCTTGATGATTTAAAATTAAAATTAAAATTGATTTTGATTTTAATTTTAATTTTAAAATAACTTTAAAAATGTCAATACTACCAGCAGACGTAGAAGGTATCATTATGGATTATAAAGAAGATTTGGATGATAATCATGATATGATAGATGATTTAGACTTGAGTGATTTCAAAACTAAAGAACAATATAAAGAAGAACAAGAAAGAATAAAACAACAACTAAAA